TTTTGTCGTTTTATGTATTGACATGTGTCCTTATGTGTTTTTTAAGGTGTTCCATGCCTAAGAAATTAAATCTAACCAAACCAGTGTCCGTGCGATTGAGTCCGCAAGTTCGTAATACTGTTAAAGAATTAGCGGACTCTACCGGGCTGCTCCAGGCTCAGGTTTACGATCAGATCCTGCGAGCAGGTTGTAAGGTGATTGAAGAGAATGGAATGAGGATGGAGCTTCCTCTGAAGTTTCAGTTAGCAAAGTAAGTGTCTGTATTAGTTCAGTAATAGAGACCACACTTGGGCGGTCACAGAATACCTCAACTGTGCCGTCCTTTTTTTGTGCCAATTCGATTCCATTGTAAGTTATTGTAGTCATTTGTATTATTAAATATTGTTTTTTTACCCTAAAGGTTTTAAATTGAAGTTTAAATTAGGATGCCTTTAATTGCGGCAATCCTGAGTATATACGATCAGTGATCTTCGTATCTGCATGACCAAGCGCTTTGCTGGCAGCATAGATACCATCACTTCGCATGATGCGGTGACCGCAGTACTTACGCAGTAAATGTATGGGATATGTCTCTGTAACCTGACATTCATCCTTTAAGAAACGAAAGAATACCCTGCGAAGGAAATCCTTAGTTGCATTTAACACAGTTGCATCCGAATCTGCATCACCACGTAAGTCTTGAATCATGCCCCAATAGGTTGGATCGCAAGGACGATCCTCAAAGTCCGTGGGCTTTGCACGCTTGATGCTCTTAGGTTGCCAGACCCTTATCAATTTATTGCCATCTAGCGTTGAATAAAAATCACTCCACTTTGCACGTTGTATCTCGGATCTACGCAAACCAAGGCCATAGCCTAGCAGATACGCCAAGTAAATATTTGGTCTACTGAAACGTGCTTCCTCGCACTTCTTGGTAATACGATCAATTGCATCCGTAGGGATGAACGCTTTCACGCCAATCGGTACAACCCGGTGTGCTGTCCAATTAGCAAAGAAGCGAGCTTCAATTCCGCAAGTCACATAATACTCGCACATATTTCTTGAAAACAAACTCTTCGCACGCCTCAAGCGTTCCTTATGCTCCGGGAATACCTGTGCAAAATGAGCAGGTAACGTAAGGTTGTATTGTGGGTGTGTCCCACCGAGGTATCGAGTGTCCATGTCCACCGACATGCCCAAGTCTTTTAACACTAGCCTGAAGATACCAGCACATGCCTTCATGGTCTTGTATGCAGGTGGGGTAAAATTCACTGCACGACAGTCCATGTAGGTGTAGATTAGTTCACTTATTGATATGACTCGCAACGGAGGCGCTACAAAATTAAGCTCAATGGGGGTATTAGGCATATTTGTGGTGGGGTTATAAGGCTCACCTACAGTTAATATGCGGTTTGACTTCTGTAAAGCAGATTTACTCATAAGATTTTTTAAATGATGTATATTGTTTTTTTGTCGGTTTTTTCATATCATTGCCTAATAGTATTATCGTTCCCTCTTGCGAGTGACGAACCATCCCTCTTAAACACTGATGTCTTTTCTCGTATCCAAGTGCAGAAAAAGACATCTTTTTGATCGTGTCAACATAATTTGAAAAAAAATTAAAAAACTCTATAGTGCAAAAAAAAGCCACCCTTTCGAGTGGCTTATGCTGATGTCCCCACCAGCTTATTAATCTGAGGGTTACTACGCCCTGAGAATTTTAAGTTACTTGGAGTTTTGGATTTTGTCAAGTCCTCCAAGGTATCGCCAATAAACAATATCTAATGGTGATCCTTGCAAAAGATTACCCTTATACTCTTTGCCACTAAGTAAATCATCTAAATCTTTTCCACCACGATCAAACACAGTCATTGGGGGCAGCATAGTCTCAAGTAATGCTTTACCTATACCTTCCCTTTTTGCTTTGTACGCAAGGTAACGATTAATTCCAAGAAGCTTTAGTGCATTGTCTGCTAATAAATCATTTTTCTTTATCGGTCTGCCATACATTAAGTCTTTAATTACATCTGTGCCTGCGTTTGCTGCTGCAAAAACAACTGCAAGTCCAAGGACATTTTTCATTCCTTTGCCTGCTAACTTTGCTGCCTCTGCCTTCTTACCTTGTTTGTACAATTTTTTTGATTTTATAATATCCTCAATGCCAGCTTCACGGAACACATCAAATTGTTTTATAGTAAAAGATTTTAACATATAAGCTATGCGCATGTTTCCACTTGAATTATAATATAGTGGCATCTCCCCAAGCGTTGCCGGATTAAGATCCAAAAACTTATACCATATTAATTCCTCAACAGATTTAGGTAAATCTTTACTTGCCGGGTTACTCTCTTGCAACTCCTTAACCATTTGTCCAGCACGCTCGCTGCCAAACACAGGTGTAAGTTCATCACGCAATCCAGGTGCATCTCTCTTAGCTTGTGCCTTATACTTTTTCCATGATGCGTTCATGGTAGTATTCTTTCCCAATTGATCTAGTTTTTTGAGTTGTGTAAAGGTGAATACTTTATCTAGTACATTACTAATTCCATCTGTACTTGTAACAGCATCAATTGAACTATCACTTAAACCAAAATGTTTAACAAAATCAAAATTATCTTTACTGTTAAACAATGTTTTAAAAGTGTTATCAAAACCATTAAAGTGAATTGAATATGCAAGGTCACCAAGCTGGGTTATCGCAGATCCAAAGTTACCCATGACTGCAATATAGTTTGCATTTTTTACACCTTGAAAAAATGGGCTAACAGTTTTGCTGTTAAACCTACCTCTAATTACTTCTTTAAGTTTATCTATATCATCTGTACTAAGTTTATTTTCTTTCCTCAAACGATCTGCCAATGCACCTACCATATCTTCAGATACTTCCATTCGCATTCCCAAGTCTGCATTTATTTGATCTTTGCTACCATCAAATCCAACTTGATCAGAAGGTGCATTTGGTTTTCTAAGTAAAAAGTTTCTCCGCTCTGTTGCTTGAACCATGCGTTGCACATAATCGCTAAGAGCATCTGCTGGATCTGCATAAGCATCGAGCATCTTTGGTGAAACGCTTTCGATTGTACGCATCTTTACATTGCCCGGAGTCATGCCACTAGCTTGAGGTGTACGAAGTGCTTTACTTACAACTTCAGCAGCTTCATCATTAGGTATTGCATCTCTACTACTGATGTTATTTTTTGCTGCGTATTCATCTAACGCTTTGTCTAACTCTGTTCGTATTCCACTCAGTCCCTCTTCTTCATCCAATGTCTTACGGAAATGTTTATAGTTTTTAATTTTGCGGGGAAAGTATGCTTCAATGTATCCAACATCAATACCACCTCGTTGTCGTGCATAGTCTCGTAAATCATCTAACGATTTACGCATTTCGTTCATTTCTTTATAAAGAGCTTGTGGTGCATTAGCTCCCAAAATCTCATCAGATATTTTAGTGTACTCTCCATTAAGCAAATACTGTTTAAATAATCTTTGTTTATCTGGATTGTCATTTAATCTTTTTGTCATGGACACAATAAAAGGGGAAACCTTGTCCATGTACTCACGTGTCTTTGTTGCAATTGCTCCCTCATGGTTGCGAAATACTGCTGGGAGTGCCTCATTAATACCTTTCAAAGTCCGGCTAAGAGGTTGTAATGAACTACGCACAAAGTCTTTTGCAGATGACATAGCTTCCATGAATTTACCGGGAGGAGCGTAAGGATTCCTCTCGAATGTTTGATCCATTTTTGCGGCTTTTATTGCATCGGGTTCAACCTTGCTTGGGTTTGCTTTCGCTTGTGCATTTGCACGTTTAAATGCAGTAGTGTTTTTAAATTTGCGAAATTGCCTTGTACCCATACTTCCAAAAAGTAAAGCAAGTAGCATAGGACTGAAGCCAGCTTTCATTGCGTCACTTTCTTCTTCGTTAGAAAGAATACCAAGAGTCGCTGCCCCTGTTGCAGCAGCAGGCAAGGCATACTCACGAGTTATACCTTGCTTAACATTGTTTAAAAACTTCTCGTATTTACTACCAAGTTTATCATCTGCCATTCTTTCGGACTTACTTGCTGGGCCTGCCTGCTCCATTGGGCGATCCGTAAAGTTTATTGCTTTGGTTGGTTGGTCTGCACGACCTTGATTGGCTCGCATTGCATCCTCTAAATCAAGGACATCCATCCTATTGCGTTTGAGTATTCTTTTAAGGTCTGCTTGCAGTTTTGCTCTTTCTTTTTTTGCCCCTTTGCCTGGCCCAAGCCTATGGTCAAGTATTGCTTCTCTTTCTTTTATAGATTTTATTGCATCCGTATCACCAATTTTCTGTACACCAAGATTTACTTCACGATTTAATCCTTTAAAAATTTTGTCTTGTTCTGCGAGTTGCGTATCAAATGCATTCTGTAAATCAGCAACCTCTTTGGTAACTTCTTGCCCCTTTAATCGTGCAATCTTGGAAACCTCTCCTTCTGCTTCGAGTAGTAGCTTGTTCTCTAACCTTTGAACTAAATCTTCTGCGTATTGCGTTGTATCTGTAATATCAATTACAACATCACTTCCTGTTCTTGGTTGAGGTAATCCTGGTTGTAATTCTACATCAAGTCCTTCTTGCGGAACTTCTCTTAATCTACGTGGGCCAAGTGCATTAATTATTGGTCTACCTACTTCAAAGTTTTCTACACCACCTGCTTCGTCTACTTTTTCTTTAACTTTATTTACAAGTTCCAACCGGGTCATACCCTCTGTTGCTTCTTCAACTAAATTATCACTTAGATACTTTGCTTCTACCGCGCCAAGAGTACCCCCAAACACACCACCAAACAAAAGGGTGGTTGCAATCTCATCCTGCGTTGGTGCGCGGTCTTCATCAATAAATGTCCTTGCTGCTAGTTCCCCCGTTGCAAGTCCTGCACCTTGGGCACTGCGTACAGTAACTCTACCTGCTGTACCCATACCAGAAAGTCTACCTACAGGTACTGCGCCAAATGCAGTTGCTGCTCCAAGTTCTCCAAATCCAATCTCTTCTTGTAAACCTCTAGCTATGCGATATTTTTGTGAAAGAAAATTGCCAACAGTCGATCCACTTGCACCTCCAACTAAACCACCATATAAGCCGCCAAGAATTGCAGGTACAACTTCTGTACCTATAATTATCGCAGTATCTACTCCACTTGCTTCGACAGGATTTGCTCTGCTTTGTGGGAATCTTTGCTCTGCTAAATATGTATCGTAATCTATACCAATAGCATCTTGTTCATTTTGATATTTCTCAAAATCTATACCTATTGTTTCGGTAGCCATTACTTAAACATAGTTGGCGGTTTCAAATTAGATGCACTACCAGCCTGTAATTCAGCTTGTTTCAAAAGTTGTGCTTGTTCTTCTTTTTCTCTATCTTTTTGTAACATAATATTAAACTCTGCTTGAGTCATGTTACGTCTTGAACCATCACTCATGGGTACATTTTGCAAGATGCGACTTTGATTCAACTCATGTTTTTCCTTAAGTAAATCCTCCAACCTTGGTATCGAGCTTTCTGCTCTAACTGATATATCGTCCCTTAGAATTATCTCTCCAGAATCAGTTATATCTTCTATCATATCTTCAATAGTTAATTTTTCACCATCTACAACAGTTGCAAAATTGTCCATTATACCATCTATCTGCTTTGATATTTCTCGATAACGATCAGAGTTGCTTGAACTCAATCCATTAGTGTCACTATTTTGTAACCTTTTCTTTTGCAAATCTTGATACTCAATAACACCTTGTCTGTAATCAATAAGACTTTGTTTATTTTCTAAATCTTTCTTTATGACATCTTTTTGATATGCCTCTTCAGTTTCTGACATATTTGCTTTTGTTGTTTTTGCCCTTGCGTCTGCGCCTGCGGCCTCAACCACATCATCTTTTGTTAATTCAGCAATTTGATTACGCAGTCTAGTGTTATCATTTGATAATTGTTGTGTTAGTTGCGATAACTTAAATGCAGACTTTTTCATTTCTCGATCCTCCTCCGCTTGTTTTTGTAGATTAACTTCATTGATCGTTGCCATCGCACTGTCTAATCTTTGCAAGCCTTTTAATCCAAGTTCACCGCTAGTAAGCTTTTCCATGTCAGTTGCATTCTTTTTATCAAATTCTTCATCGCCAGACATTGTCAAACGTTGCGCAATACTTGGATCTAACTTCAAGCGATTTTCAATTTTATCAGTCAATTTGCCCTGCTTCTCCTTATTAAGCCCATATTGCTTAATCATGCCTCCAATCTGAGAACCTAAATTTGCAAACATTTGCCCTTGCGCTTTACCTGCTTCAAGAATGGGTCGAGTATCGACCCGTGCAAGCGCTGATCCGTAATTTCCTGAAAAGAATGGTTTTGCCATAATATTTATCTCCTTATTTTAGTATCCATCCACATACGTATCCTTGCTTTCAATCTTGGCTTATCAGATATGAAGCGTGCAAAGCGTTCTCCGTATTTCACATACAATTTAAAGAACCAGGATGGTGACTCATTAAGCATCCAGAACCTGAAGGCCATCCATGCAGGATTGTTTGCTCCGTACACTTCTCTTGCTACCCAGCAGAACTTAGCAATCATGCCACCACCAAGTCCACCAGCAAGTGAACCAAGTCCACCAAATATACCAGCAGACCTCGTGGCATCTGCTGCAACTTGTGCATTGTACATGTTTGCTGCATTAGTTGCTTGATTCTGTATAAATCCTAAACCACTTTCTGGGTTCAAATATTGCGGTGCAGAATTAAGTCCGTATCCAGCTTGTCCGAATACCGATTGCCCGGCTTGCAAGCTTCCTCCTCCACCACGTCCAAGCACTGCTTGGAAAGGATCAAGAGTGGATTGATCTTCTAGTGCTGCAAGTCCACCAGCAGCTTGAATGTAACCAAGAATACCTGACTGCTTGAGTTGTTCATTTAAGCGATCTGCATCCATTTGCGCGCCTGTCTCAAATTGGTAATTTGAAATTTGGTTAGCTAAGTTGTTTAGCTGAACTTGCATGTCCTCTTGCGCACCATACTTATTTGCCTCCTGGCTAAACTGCTGATTTGCCATTAAGCGTTGCTGATTAAGTTGTGCCTCTGCTTGTTCTTGCGTGAGTCCAGCCTCTAGACCAGCAGCACGAGCTTGTTGGGTAAAGCCAGCATCTGCCATTGCTTTTTGCTGTGCCATGTTTGCTTTCAACTGCTCTTGATTTAGCCCAGCTTGCAAACCACTTTCTCTCCTCTGTTGTTCTGCTGCTGTGTTTGCTAGATTAGCTTGCTGTGCAAAGCCTGCCTGTGCTTGTTCTCGTCCTAGTCCAGCTTGCACACCAAATTCTGCTGCTCGGTTGCTTGCCTGTTGATTTGCAAGTGCAGCGTTGAGTGCTTGAGAAGAACCAAACTCGGATGCTCGGTTACTTGCTTGTTGATTTGCAAATGACTGAGCTTGTTTTTGTTGTGCAGCTAATGCTTCTTGGCTCAGACCTGCTGCCATACCAGCTTGTAATGCCTGGTTGGTTGCAGCTTGGTTGGCAAGTTGTGCTTGCATATCTTGCCCAGAAGAATACTGAAGTGCTTGGTTTTGTGCTGCTTGGTTTTGCATGGCAGCTTGTAAGCCACGCCCTAAGTCAGATTGTTGTAACCCTGCTTCTTGTCCAAGTGCAGATTGTGCAAATGCTCGGTTTTGCATTTTGCGTGCGTTGTCTTCAGCAACCCTTGCCTCTGCTTCTGCGATTGCACCTGACTGATCGAATGTTCTGCCCATCATTGTGGATCTTGCACGAGCAGCTTCTGCAATTTGTCGCTCCTCACGATCTGTCAGTCCTTGGTCAAGTCCAGCCTCTGCATCCTTCATTAATCTAGCACGCAAACTATCTGCTTCAATACGTCCACCATCTAGACCTGCAACTGCACTATACCCTTTTCCTGTTACTCCAGCAGAAGGATCGTAGGATGTGGCTGCACTCAAGGCTAATGGGTCTGCTGCTTGTGCTGCGGTGTAACCACTACCTGTTACATTTGCAGTTGGATTGTATGTTGTGCCAGCAGTTAGCTTTTGCCCGGTAATATCTGCTAATTCATCGTACCCTGTTTTTGCAGTTAACGACATGGGGTCTGCAACCGTTGCACCTGTAAAGGAAGTGCCTGTCTTTAAGTCAACAGGTGTGGTATTTTGTGCTGCGTTAAATCCTTTGCTTGTTAGTGATAGTGGGTCAGTTATACCTTGTGGCCCACCAATTGCCCCTGCTCCCGTAAGTGAATCTTTTTGTGATTCTAGTACTGACCTTGCAGACTCAAGTGCTTCTTGAGTGCCAGGCTTGTAGTCTTCCATGATGTCCTGGTATGTACCAGATAAACGAGCAACATCCTCTAAATCACGCTCTCGTTGACGAGACAAGTTACCTGCTTGTACATCCTCTGCTAAAGCAGATAAACCAAGAAATCCACCACCCTCATCAAATCCAGCTTGTCTGCCTGCGTCTGCTTGTTCGTAGGTAACGGGAAGTTCATCACCAGCAGACGCACCAACTCTTTTGTAATGAGCTTCTCCCCATTCTGCTAACGACCTTGGTTGTAAACCTTGTGCCTCTCTTCGTAAATTATCACGTGCAACTTCGGGCATGTAACCACTATCGCGCACATACTGCTCGTAATCTGGTTTCGCAACTGTGTTTTGCACATTACGCTTGTCACCAAGCAGGTCAACCATGCCATCACCTGCACGTTGTGTAGATTGACCTGGTGTAAATGAACCTGCAGGTGCTACTACATCATTACCAGACGCATCTTTTTTGTAGATGGGAGTTGCTTCGCTTACTCCACCACTAGTATTAAAAGTTAGTGCATCTGGAACATCTGCGTCTTGATATGTTTGTACTTGTTGCGGCGTAAAATATTTTAAAGTGTTTAGAAATTTCCCAACTTCTTCTTTAGCACTTTCTTCTGTGACCTTACTGATACCTTTTGCTAGTGGTGGTTCATTTTTTTGATCAACAATTTTTCCCGTTGCTGTATCAATTACACTTACCCTGTAACCAAGATTCTTAGTTATTATTGAACCATCTCCTAATTCGTAAATTTCAGTATCAATTTTATAGCCACCTGCTTGACCTGTCGGTTCATCATAACCCACAATAATTCTACCATCATCTGCATATTTTTCACCTGTACCACCACCAAGCAAGGTCTGCCTGAGAATATCAGTGTCCGTCTGTGCAGTTTTCTTACGAATCGATTCTTCGAGTGGGAGCAAGGATTCGAGTGAACCTGTACTTGCAAAGTCACCTGTGCCTGTAAGTAATTGAACTTGTGCTTTAAGTGCGTCTGCCATGCCTTCGCCATAGGAAGGTTGTGCTGGATAATTAATGTCTGGACTACTTCCCATTGTTATTTCCTCCGAATAATTTTATTAAAATCGTAAAACCTAATTGGTTGTTTTTTCATGTGGCGCATCCACCCAACAAATGGAAGTGGGTATGGAATACTATTTATAAAGTCTGAAATTGCATTATCTCCTATAGCAGTTTTTACATACCAAGCATTAGGTGCGACTACACCCCATTGTTCGTCTGGATGTGCGTCTGCGTCTGTCCGTACTGCTTTTCCAAGCAACATGGTTTGCGGCGTAATAAATACATAACCATAGGCTGCATACGCACTTAAATCTTTAAACATATCGCCCTTGGTTGAGTCGTAAAACTTCTTGGCTCGTTCCAAAATATTCATTACCCAATTGTCGCTCCCAATGCGACTACCTTCCAATTTGATCCATCGGATACTGCGACTGTGGCTGCACCTGCGTTTCCATCTGTTACGTATATCATTTGTCCGGCTGGAGATGCGGATGGCACACCTTCAGCGGCATATGATTTAAGTGTAACTATTGTACCACTTAATTCATTGATAGTAACAGTTGGTTTACCAAGTTGGTTTAAATTGGTAGAGGTAATATCCACACCTGTTTCATATGTAAAGCCTGGCGTAACTGTTGCGGTGATTGCCATTATGCAACTTCCCTTCTTGCTGCTGCCCCTACCCCAATTGCTTCTAATGCAAGATGTCTGAAGCTCGGTCTGCCTGCGGTGACATTGATTTCAATTTCCGCGCCATACCCACGGGTACGACCCGTACCAAAGCGGAAGAGTGCTTCTTCTGTGCCATCTGCGGTGTGGCTTAATACTGTGTTGCTTGCGTCTGGGTCTAGTGTGTTGACCTTGATATTAAATGCATCGTTATTGACTGTCTTTGCAGCTACCTGTCCACGTCTCCAACTCTTCACGCCAACATCTCCAAATGTGAATGAGCGTGATACAAGTTTACCTGCAATTGCAGTTGTGCCTGACTCGGATGTACTTCCTATCTTGCGACCAGAATCATCTATGGAATTTTCTTCCATGAGGTAAAACCCGGTGTCATTACATGCGAATAATCTGCGTCTTGTTGGTGCAGATCCGTGGGAGCATACTACCCAATCATCTACATGAAATGCTAGACTGCCTGACATTGCCGGATAATCGTCAACGCTAGTCCATGTCGATGTAAGTAGTGAGAAGATAAAAATTTTATTTGGTACTGTCGAACTACCTGTTGGGACTGCAAGATAGTAAGCATTGTCATACACGATCCCGCATGATTTATCTGCTGCTGCAAAGTTAACCTCATCGAATTGATCCTGTATGGGTCTGGTCATGGGTATGGTTTCGCCACTTACTTTTGAAATTGCAACCCCGATTCCTTTTGCTGGATCTTGCCCTGGTGACAAGACGATGACCCCGTTGTCAGATAGGAAGAATGTTTGTGGCCCAGACTGCGCAATTGACTTACGTGCCACACATCCATGCTGTCTTGTTATCTCGTAAGTATTAGCTGCGGAGGTAGTGGCAATGTTATTAATCATGTGGATGCTGTTGCGCATAAACACGATTAACTGATCTTCTTGGTATGGGAAAAAGCCTACAAGAAAATCTGCACTTCCTTTGTTGATTCTAAATTGTGATTCAGCAGCGTAGTAATTATCTGTGTCTAATAAATCCGACATCAAGATTGTGTAGTTGCTATCTGTGGGTTGTGGGATGATTAAGCGATTCCTAAAGAATACACCATAATCTGTGTTTGGACAT